CTCAGCGGAGAGCTCGGTCTCGGTCGACGTGGTCTCAGCGGACTCGTCACTGAAGGTCGGGGGAGCCGCGGGGACTTCCTCTTCATCCTCAGTACCCACTGGCACCTCTTCGTCCTCTTCCGGGGTCTCCATCTCCTCGTCGGGCATCTCCTCAGCTGCTGTCTCGTGAACACGAGCAGCAGCCTCGGCAGCCTTCTGCGTGAGCATCTGCTGCTCTTCCGCACGGCGAGTGCGCTCGTTTCGGACTGCCTCAGCAGCCGACGCGAGAGCGTCGAGCGTGTCAACGACCTGCTGAGAGAGGTCCTGGCTCTCAACCGTCTCGAACTCACTCACGATCTCAGACTCGAGCGACTCAAGGTCGCTGTCGTTCAGCTCTGCGATCTGAGAAAGCATCTCCTGGATGCGATCCACTGGTCCTCCTCAAGGCCAGTCATGGAGCGGTCAGGTGTTTAGGTTCCCCTGCCGCAATGACAACGTTCAGTCGAGAGGGGCTTCTGCAAATCGATATACAGAAGACGCTCTAGTAGTTGCAAGTGTATAGTACACCGCACTTGGAGATCTACGTGAGAAGTCGAAGCATTGTCGCCAATTCACGTGAGATGTCCATCTGGCTGAACGTGAGCCCACCACTCATGAACTTCCGGAGAAGCTCCGTCGCGTCACGACCCTCTTCAGCGCCGATCTTCTCGTTGACTCGGTCGATCATGTCGTTGATCATCGTCTGAATCGCCGGAGGTAGGTCGGAGTAACGAACCTTCTCGCCCTGCTCGCCGAACGCCAGTGGCAGGTTGGCGATCGCGCTCCCAAGCTGACGCGCACCCTCGCGGATGCCGGTCACGCTCGTCGGGTCGATCCCGCCGGTGTCGACGCGGTCGACGATGTTGATGACCTCGAGCGCACTCTTCGCGGCCTCAGCGTAGTCGCCAGCGTCGTCGAGGTTCTCGGCCTCCTCGACCTTCTCGACGACCGCCTGCATCGACTTCGCGTTGCCGAGATCGACCTTCAAGCGCGCCAACACCTGCCGGAACTTGCCGTGCGCGTCACGTGGCTGAGTGTCTGCCGTGTACTTCTTGCGGAGCGTGCTCCACGTGCCTCCACCGTCACCAACCGCGAACTCCGCTAGGGAATGCTCCGAATCGTCGGCACACGCGGCCTTCTTCGGGCTCCGCTTGCGCCGCTTGCTCCGCATGGCGAGTGCTCGGTCGGGAGACAGGCTGCTCATCAGCACGGCGCGGGTGTCGAGGTACGAGAGGCCGAAGTCGTCGACCGAGAGCTCAGTCCACGACGCTGGCACCACATCGGTGTGGCCGAGAGCTCGTGCCTGGCGTACGATGTGGCGGCGGGTGGCGGGACGAGACGCCTGGTCGAGGTGGCCGTACGCGTGGACCGCTGCCTTGAGGTCAGCGAGGTTGGTGATCGGCCGCTTCTCCGGGGGGACGTCACTGAACTCGCTGATGTACGCCTCCGCGGTCGCCAGCACCCAGCGGTCTGGGATCAGGTCGGCCTTGCCAAGTGCGCGAGCGCGCTTGGCGATGTGACGACGTGCAGCGGACTTGTTCTTTGCCCGGCCGTACGCGGAGATCGCTCGCTTCAGGTCCGCGACGTTCTCGATCGGGTACGACCCGTCCGGGAGCGCCTTCCCTGCCTTGGCCAGCTTGTCGCGCTTCGCCGGCGGCATGGTCTCGAACGACTCGATGTACGCGTCGACGTTCATCATGCGCTCCTCAGCGGCGGTTGCCGCGGCGGTCAGCGCCATCGTGGTGTCCAGCCGCTTGTGAGCGCGCAGCGACGCGACGCGAAGCTCGGCAAGCTGCTTCCTCCGCTTGAGGACGAGCAGCTCGCCGTTGACCTGCGACACGGACACGGGCTCGTGCAGCGCACCAGCGGCGACCAGCGAGACGACCGCGCCGCTGGCGACCTGGGCGCGCGCCACAGGGAAGCCGGGCACGTTGACCTGGCACACGGCAACCAGCTCGAGGCGGCCTCGGATGGACCGCCAGTCACCGGACGGAGCAGACGCGCGGAACGCTCGGATCTGCTCTGGGGTGACGCCAGGGCGAAGCGCTCCGGACACCCAGATGCCGAACTGGTCCTCGCCGGCGTGCACGTCCGCGATCGCGCTCTGCGTGTCGTCGTAGTGCTTCATCGCCGCAGCGGCGTCGGCGTGCATCGGCGCGTGCCCGCCGGACAGCGTGAGCTGCCCGACCGTGACGTCCACGCCCTCAGCGGTGCGAAGCGCGCCCGTGTGGAAGTACTGGTAGCCGCTGGCGCTGCGCGGAGCGCGGGTGCCGAACGACATCCCGATGTGGTCCACGTCCCATGATGCGATGTGGCCGAACACGCGGCCATCATCGGTGACGGTCAAAGCCGTTGGCTTTGACAGCTCGGGATCGGTGAACCACTCCTTCGGAGGATGCACCGGGACGTTGAACACGTTCCCGCCGGAGGCGACGATCGCGAACTCCTGGCCCGACTCGTCGACGTCGGTGTACGTACCGTCGGGCACGATCTGCTCCTCGTTGAAGTCGTCGACAAGCTGGATGGTGCATTCCTGGAATGCCGGCTTTGGAACCAGGGTAATGCCCATGAGTCGAGCAGCGTCGATCTCCATCTTCTGGCTCTGGATCTTGTTGTCGTCGTCCTCTGCGGAGTTCTCGATCTCGTTTGCAGAGAACTGGTCGAGGTCTGCGGAGATCCAGCGGAGCATGTTGTCGCCGACCAAACGCTCGGCCTCACGGCCGTACGGGCCGGTGTCGAACACGCCGCGCGCGTTGCCCAACCCGTTCTCGACGCGCTCGCAGGAGTCGACGCGGCCGACCAGCACCGAGCCGTTGTGCCCCTCGCCGGTCGAGATCTGCCAGAGCAGCGGGATCGGCATGTCCCGCATGGTGAGCGAGCCTGGCTTGAACGTGCGGCCGTCACCGGTCTCAGCACCCTCAGGGATGACGAGCGGGATGAAGAAGCTCCGGCCAGCTGAGATCTCCGGCATCGGCAGGTCACCGGCGGGGAGCTCCTGCTCAACGATCGGGCCCTGCTCCTCGTCGACAGGCGCGATGAGACCCTGGACGAGCTCCTTGCGGCTGCGCTTGGCCATGCGGCTGTGCGCGGCCTCGACGCGGGCGCGCAACTGATCCTGCTCCGACTGAGCGCCCGACGCGGTCAGCCGCTGGCGCTGGACGTCTCGGCGAGCGCGCATCACGGCGAGCGAGACGACGTCGTCGATCGGAAGGATGTCCGGGCTGTACTCCGGGACGTAACCGTCTTCAACTTCAATCATGAGAGTTCCTCTCGCTCATCGCGATCTTGGTCGCCAAGGCGATGTTGGCGCATACCTCATCGTACCGTCCTTCAGAGCGGATTCGCTCCCAACGGCGCTTGTGTGCTTCACTCATCTTGCGCTTCACGTCGTCTGGGAGAGTCTTTCCACGCCAGGCCTTACCAGTGTCACCATGGACAAATGGGACTGCCGACAGAGACCCGTATCGCTCAATCATTGTCTCACGTCGAGCGGCACTCTGTCTCGACTTGAGAGTGGGGTCGTTGACGAAGGACTGTTTGATACTTGCTGACAGCTTGGCGTTCCACTCAGAAGTACGAGGAGCAGCGAAGCCTGCCAGCCCGTCACCACCGTCTGTCGCGTTCGTCAACCGATGACCAGTCGATCGTAGGTGCGCAATCCACCACTGCTCAGCTTCAGCAAGCTCACTCTTCTTCATCTCGCTGCACTCTAGCACTAAGTACGTTGGCTCAACACCTTCTTGCGCCAGTGAATAGATCCAACACTCGACGTGACGAAGACGAGGGCAGCGATCACTTGTCGACCACTTGTTGCGACGAGTGATGTAGCCGTGAAGCTCACGCGTGGTGATGCCTACGTACCTGATGTGCTCAGGCTCACGTGGGTCCATCAGTGCGTAGACGTATGAGTAGGTCATTTGCGACCATACATCGCACGATGAAGCTGATCACCTGTCCACATACCGGTGACCTCTCTATGGCGTAAGCTGCAGTATCCCTTGGCCCTCACTCCCAGGTACTTGCTCAGGTGACGCACGCACCGGCGCCAGTCTCCACCGGTGCCCCAGCGAATCTTAGCGCCACCCTCGCCAACAGTCCAGTAGCGACGGAGCCGTTCAGCGTTCCCGCGATTCCGATCAGCGCCACCAGCGGAGACGAGAGCCAGCAGCTCATTGTCGACGCTCCAAAGTGGCATGAGCATGATGTCCTGAATCGACGCGAACATCACCTCGTCGTCTACACCCTCGACGTCGACGGTGTCGTCATCAGGTCGCAGGCCAAGCAGGTACTCGTCACCCTGGTAGTCACCTTCCCAGAGAGCGAGCTTGTCGAACGTGATTGATGATGGCGGCTCACCTGTGGCCGGGCTCGGCGGGTAGCCAAGTGTCAGGTGCGGTGTCCACTTGGGATACTGCTTCGTGGACTCGTACGCTGACCTCACCGTCGGATCCTCGAGCAGGCTGTCACGCGCCCAAGTGAACACGCCTGGGTCGAGCATGACCACATCAGCCTCGTCGTCACCCAGCTTCTCGCGGCCCACCACGTCCAGCGTGGTCGGCTCCAGCTCCTGAGCCTCGCGCGCGACAGCTGCGTGCATCACGTCGAGTGACTCCGGCGGAACGTCCTTGCCGAAGAACAGCATCGTCATGTGCGGGACCTGCTCGCTGGATGCGTCCCACACCGGGTCACCCTCGGCCGGCACCGCGACGAGCACGATGTTGCTCTTGTCGGGGATCCCGCCAGCCGCGGTGACGGCAGGCTCGCCCTCGGCGGGAGCAGGCTCGTCGCCCGCTGCGTCAACCTGGGCGAGCACGTTGTCGAAGAGCTCACCATCGAGAACCACGACTGGCGGCGGCGTTGGCGACTTGAGGTCCTGGATGATCGCGGGATCCTCGACCCACTCGTCACTGACTCGCTTGAACGAGGTCGTCGTCGGCGAGCCCTCCTCCTCGGGAGCGATGGCGACCAGCTCCATGACTGCCTGCGGGTCGTCCTTGGCGACGATCGCGAAGTAGATCGGCTTGACCTCCTCGGTCGCGCCGCCAGGCAGCTCAGCCGCGGCGAGCAGCACGTCGTCGATGCTGGTGGTCTTCTTCTGTGTCGGGTACTTCTTGTGCTTGTACCGAGCGTCGTGGCGGGCCTTCTCCTTGGCCTTGGCACGGTCCTCTGCCCGGATCTTCGCTGCCTCACGGCGACGGGCCTCACGAGCGATCTTCGCACTCTGGGCTGGAGCCGCCGCCACCTCAGCTGCGCGACGCACCCGCTCCTCGTAGGAGTTGAGCATGCCGTGCAGTTCCTTGGTCAGGATCTTCGACAAGTACTCGGGCAGCCGGACGCCGGTGACTCGCCGACCGTACGTGGTGCCGCCGGAGATGCGCCGCTCACGCTCAGCGCGCCAGGTGTTGGCGTCCTCGCGTGCCTTGACCGCGGCCTTGTCCTTGCGAGCCTCGTCGGCGGCCTTCTTCTTCTTGATCGCGTCGGCCTTGCGCCGCGCGTCCGCGGCCTTGTTGTACGCGGCGATGTCGGGGTAGCGCTCGGCGTTCGTCTGCCTCTTCCCGCTCGTGGTCGCCTTCGACCCGGCCTTCTTGTCGAGCTTGAGCTGCTTCCCGTCGACCGCGTACAGCGTGCCCGACTTGCCCCGCACGATCACCTTGCCGTCGGACGGGCGCGTCCCCACAACGGTGACAGGAGTGCTCCCGGCCATCGCCCTGTCACCCTGCTGGATGAACATGCCCCGCGCGTCACGTGCCTGGCGCTTCGCGTTCTTGGACCGCTCCTCCGGCGTGTACACGCCGTCACCGTGGTTGATGCTCGGGTCTGCCGTCCGCTGCGGGCGAGGCGCGGCCGCGGTCATCACGCTGTCGACGAGCACGTCGTCGATGGAGAAGACGAGCTCCTGCATCATCGCCCACTCGGCGGGGTCGATGTCACTCAGCGCAACGGGCATCTCGGGTGCGTCGTAGAGCGCGGCGGCCACGTACATCGCCGCGTCGTCGTCCAGCTCACAGACCGGGTTGTACATGAGGCTCGGGTCACCGGCCGGGTCGTCGCACTCGGCCCAGTCGCCGTTCGACCAGACAAGCCAGCCACCGTCTGGGCGCTGCGCGAACAGCGCGATCACGCGCTCCATGGATGGGCCGTCGAACTGGCCCCACAGCGCGTGCTCGCCAGCTTCACCGGTGAGCAGGCCCAGGTTGACGCCAGCGTCCGCGACGAGCGTGTCGGTGGCGCCGATGATCTTGGCTGCCCAGCGCTGTCCAGCGTCTCCGCCCCACAGCGACCAGCTGACCCGCTCTGGTGACGGGAACTCGGCTCCACCCGGCTGCCAGCCGGCGGACTTCCGATCGACGTCACGCGCGCTGAAGTACCGGTTGACGTGCTTGACTGTCTCGACGTCGACGTGCCCGCCGGCAAGCAACGTGTTCGCGACACTCAGGCCAACCACGGTGCTGCAGTCGTCGTGGTCGAAGCACCAGTCCAGCGCCCGCTCGACCTCCTTCTGCACCACCCTCGGAACCGCGAACGTGCGCTGCTCACCGGCTGAGGCGACGATCGCGATCTCGGAGTTGATCATCTCAGCGGCCGTGGCGGCGAGCTCGGCGAGCGCACCCATGCCCTCCGGGAGGAGGACGGCGCCACCGTTGACGTCGATGATCGAGTGCTGACGAGTCTGCTTCGTGATGGGGTCGACGGCGATGCCAACGCCGCCGACGTCGAAGACGACGTTCCTGCCTTCGATCCCAACCAGCTTTGGCTGGACTGCCATCACGCCTCCTCGGTCACGGGCTGGTCGAACGTCAGGTACATCTTCTCATCTCCCGGGCGGGGGTTCCCGTCGATCTCGCGGAGGATCCAGCCGTTCGGGCCCTCCGGGTCGATCGGGCCGAGCATGCTCAGGATGAAGTTGGTCGTCGCCTGAGCTTCTTCGTCGTCGTCCAGCTCGCCGAACTCCGGGTAGTCCTCGGTGACCTCGTCGAACGCCCGAGCGGCCTCGCCCAGATAGTCTGCTGTGTTCTCTGCAGCGGTCTCACTGTAGACTGGCTCGCCATCTTCGTCAAGCTCAGGCTCATCCATGTCGTCGAACGCCTTGCGCACAGCGTTGACGCCGGACTCGACGCTTGGCGCCCTCTCGACGTCTGTCGTGTACGTTCCACCGAGGTTGTACGTCGCGACGGACAGCCAATCCTCGGCCGATGCCGGCTGCACGGGCTTGTCGTCAGTCAGACGAGCGAGACGCGCGGCGTCGTCTTCCCAGAACGGAGTGACACCTGGCGCCCAGACGTACTGCGCTCCAGCATCGTCGGCAACAACGGCCATGTACGTCTGATGTGTTTCACTGTCCTTGACGTACGTGAGCAGTGCTGTCATGTCGCTCCCATCGCTTTCAGTAGCCGAGCTTGCGTTCGAACGTGCCATCCGCTACCTCACCGCGTAGCTGCTGCAGCTGCGCGTCGATGTAGTCAGCGAGGCTAGACGTCGCGTAGTCGGCGCTTGCCTTGCTGTTCGCGTCGATCGCCTCGTCAACCAGCTGGGTCATGAGCGTCTTGAAGCGCTCTGAGCCAATCCTGTCATGGATCTTCTGGAGGTACCGTGAGTACGCTCCACTGTAGGCACCGGTGATGCGGTCAGACGGCGTGCTCCAGCCGTTCATCGGGTCCCACCGGAGGTTGTCGCCATGCCGAGCGATCGCGTTGAACGCGTTGTCGACCGGGATCAGGTAGAACTTCCCGTCACTGGCACGCTGCGCGTACTGGTAGTTCCCGTCGTGACGGTCGCCGTTGCCGAAGAGCCCGTCAAGCATCTGGAGTCGGATCGGGTCACGGTAGTCGACGTACTCCTCAGGTGAACGAGGGCGACTACGCGCCACGGCAGCATTCTTCGGCCGCTCAACGAGGTCGAGGTTGTCACCAACGCGCTGCATGACGATCATCGCGTCCTCGACTCGGCTACGCTCGAACCCTGGGATGCCGTTGTAGCCCATTGCAGCGAGGTACTTGTTCGGGTCACGCTCGCCATTCGCTCCGTGGATGGGGTCTTGTCCCTGCCACTGGCTGGCGATCTTGTCCCACTTGACGAAGTACACCTGGCCGGTTGCCTTGTGGGTGACCTTGAACGTATAGTTGACGCCACCCTCTCCGCGCGTGAGCTCCTTCACCTTGTAGTCAGCAAGTTTCCCAGGAACAGCACCAGCGCGACCGCGGCCGGCTGCCGTCTGAAGATCTGCGAGACTCACGTCGCGGAGCGCGTCGCCAGCTTGCGGTAGCGTTCGCTGGGCGGGGAAGTCCAGCCCGATCTCGGCGTCAAGAGCGTTATTCAGCGCGTCCAGGTCTGCGTCCATTCCGCTGTACGCCCATCCAGCACGCTCGTTGCGCTTCCAATCGGCGAGGACCACGTTCACCATCGTCTTCAAGTCACGCTTGACGAGCGGCGGCAGCGTGGCGAGCGAGTCGCCATTCAGAAGCGCGTCGCCGACCTGGCGCGACCACTTCTGGAGCCGGTCGCTGCCTCCCATCGCCTTGATGTTCACCGGGTCGACAACCACGCGAGCAAGATCAGGAGACTGGACTGTGTTCTGCTTGTTCTTGGCACGCGCCTCGGCGGCCTTGAGCCCATCATACGCGACCTTCTGCCTGTACGCGTAGTCTTCAGGCTGCAGGCTCTTGGCACCGTGCCAGTCCATGCTCCGCATCGTCTGCTTGCCGACCCAGTCCTTCTTCCCAGGACGCCACCCGACGAGTGCCAGCTCCATCGGAGTCGGGATGACGCCCGCTGCGCCGCCGCGGATGCTGCTGACTCGCTTGCTCAGCTCGGTGATCTGCGCACGCTCAGCGTCGGTCGAGGCCATCCTGCCCATCATGCCGAGGATGCTGTCGACCTTGCGCATCGTAGCAGTGCGCTGTTGCACCGGGTTCGTGCCCCAGATGCTCATGTCCCAGCCGAAGCCGTTGACCGACCAGACGTAGCCACCAGTCCAGTCTCCGCCACCAGCTGCGTGGACCTTGACCTTCTTGACACCGTTGGCGATGTACCAGTTCTCCATCCAGCGGTTGTACGCTGACGAGAAGCCACCACCTCGCTTGTCGCCTTCGATACGCATGAGCATGTTCTCAGGCACGTACTCTTCAGTGCTGCCGTTGTACCTGATCTTGCGCTCGACCTTGCCGATCCGCTCGTCTCCGTCGTAGATGTACATCGAGATGTTCAGCGTCTTGTTCCGACCGCTCTTGGTGACCTCGTGGTACCCGTACTTGAGCGTGTACTTGCCGTCGCCGAACGCGAAGTCGCTGCCAACGCCGAACACCTTCTCGATGTCCGCGCGGTTGTTCTCGCCGGCGAAGATGTTCTCGATGGACGTCCGAGTGCGTGCTGCAGTCGCGATTTCAGCAGCTCGCGTGCGCCAAGCCGCGAAGTCGACCTGTTTGGCGTCAGGATTGGCCGAGTTCTCGTTGACGTCGAGCGGCTCGGACACTCCAGGCGTCTTGCCAGACTGCTCAACGTCACCGACGTTCGGGTTGAACGATTCGACGTAGTCGGCTGGTGTCACCGGCGAGCTTGGGTCAACCGGCTTCTCGCCAACCTGGCGACGGGCACGGTTCTGTCGCTGCAACGCGGTTGCGTACTTGGTGACCTGCGCTGCGACATCGTTCTGACCAGCGCGACGGAGCAGGAATGAGGCACGCTGGAACTTGAGCAGCATGCCCGCCATGTCGCCGTCTTCGAACGCTGACCGTGCGTCGTCGAGTGCGAAGCCAGCGTTGCGGCGATCGCGCTCAGGTGCACCGAGTGCACGGCGAGCGCGCATCGGAAGACGAACGCGGATCTTGGACAGCCCGTCAAGCAGCTCGGCTTCGTCGAGGTTCGCGAGATCGTCAGCAACTGCTGGCGCGGCTGGCGCGGCTGGAGCGGGAGGTGCAGCTGGCGCTGCTGGAGCGGCAGGCGCAGGCGCAGGCGGAACCGCGCCATCTCCACCGTCTGGGGCGGGCGGTGGATTGTCGATCCGGACCAGTCGGCGCCCTGAGCGCACAATCACGCGGCCGTCATCGAGCTTGATCCGAGCGTATGCAGGCTCCTGCTGAACGACCGTGACTGTACCTTCGAGACCGTCGGCGCCGCGAACTCGGATGCCCTTGTAGATCGTCCGGCCAAACCGGTCGTTGATCACGCCGTTCGGCACGTAGCGGTTGATCTCATCTGGTGCTGCACCGGCAGGCTGTGGTGGCGTGGCAGCGGGACGGGGCGCGACAGGTTCGCCAGGCGTGCTCTCCTCTGGGATGTCTGCGCCAGGAGGCCATGCCCACTGTTCGGGAGGCTGCGGACGCGCCAGCTCCTCCTCGATCATCCGGCCAATGTCGTCGTCACTGATCCGGCCGTCGATGCCGAGGTTCTCCCAGACGCGCTCGCCACGAATCTCGCCACCGTTGTCGATCCGCTCTGCGATCTCCTCATCGGTAAGCTCGCGAACGAGGTTGGCACGCTCGAGCACAGTCATGACGCGGATGAGCTCGTCGTACTCCCAGTCAGGGAACATGTCCATGACGTCTTGCGTGTCCCACTCGACAACGCCGTTGTCCCCAACGAGTGCGCCCATCGCGTCGATCACGTGGCGACGCGGGATGTCGTCGTTGATCGCAACCGGGTTGTTGCCCTCGATCTCGTCGGCGAGAGACAGCATCGCGTCTCCCTCTGGACCGTCGAACGTCGCAGCGAGAGCACGCAGCGCAAGTGCGGCCTCAATATCTCGCCCGTCATTGAGCAGCGTGTCAACCGACTCGATAGCATCGAGCGTGGCAGAGTCGGCGCCGCCAGCCTCGAGATCGTCACGGAGCACGTCGAGGCCGTACCGGATACCGATGCGGTCGTTACCCTCCTCAGGAGTGGCGACGTAGCCGGCTCCGTCAGCACGGTTGCGCAGGAACTCATTGACCTCGCCGGGAGTCCAGTCGTTGGAGACGATGTACGTCGAGCCGTCGATCTCGGCCATGCGCCCGGTCGGGGACGCCTCGATCCGGCCGTCAGGCAAGCGCGTCAGCGCGAACGGGATGTCCGGGTCGATCTCGGGGAGTGGACGCTCAGCGGCGACCGGCGGCGCGACGTATGGAGCGTTCGCGGGCGCGGGCGCGGGCCGAGGCCGAAGTCCGACCGCGACACGCGCGGAGTTGAGGTCCGGGTACTCCAAGTACGTCCACTGGCCGTCGATGGGCTTGGTCTCAACCACGTAGACGCCGGGCTCGGACTGACTCCGGTAGATTGCCATCTCCACGCCGTTGTCGAGACCGGACCACTCTGGGTCGACTGTGTTGAGGTCAAGAGCCTCACGGCGATCCCAGTCGATGATCTTGCCTGGCACTGGGCTCCACTCAGCGACAGGGACGACAGGCGCCTCGACCGGTGCACGTTCAGGGCGACCGGTGACGTCAGGCTCACGAGGTTCTGGCGGCGGGCCGTTCATGCCGTCGCGCAGCGCTTGGATGATCTTGGCGATCTCAGGCTTGTGGTTGAAGGGCTGAAGGTTGTCCACCATGTTCTCTGCCGGTGACGGGTTGTCCATCCACCGATTCCAGAACTCATCCGGAGTGTCCCACAGGTCACGGACCAGTGAGGTGAGCAGTCGGTCGAGCTGGTTGCCTGGACGCTCCTGCTGCTCTCCGTACTCAGGCATCGCGCGCACAGCGTCAACGTAGTGCATGAGATCCTGCTGCGGATTGTTGATCTCAGGGAGCGCAAGTGCAGCTGGCGCCTCGTCAGGCGGGTTGAGCTCATTGTCAAGCTGGATGCGATGCTCGTCTACCTGCTGCAAGATCCGCTCTGGGATCACGTCTTGGTGCTTGTTGCCCCAGGCCGAGAGCTTCTCGGGCGTCATGTTCCTGGCCAGGATCTCGTAGAGGTCGGTGATCGCCTGGTCCAGGTCCTCCATCCCGCGGTCGTCACGGAGCTCGATCAGCTGGCCGATGTCGTCGTACAGGCCCTCACGTGCTGAGTCAGGTGACGGCTTCATCAAGCGCATCACCCAGTCCTCGGTGATGCGCGCGTCAGCAGGAGCGGCGGGCACCTGCACGTCTGGGACGTACTCGCGACCCTCACCGGTTTCCGGGTCGTACTGGATCATGCTCCCGTCGGTCGGGTCGTAGTCAACCCACGAGCCGTCGGGGAGCAGCCAGCGATGTCCGACCATGCGATCGAACTCGACCGGGACGGCGTCGACGCGATCGAGCGGGCCTTCAGGTTCAGGCTGCGCAGCGGGCGGCGTCTCAGGAGCAGCGACGCGCTGGAGCCGTCCCTGCTCGAGGTCGCGCATGATCTGCTCACGCATGGGCACCATGTTGCCGGGCTCGCCCATCCGGTCGCCCTCGTTGTACCAGCCGCCCGGGCCGCGGTACTCGATCGAGCCGTCCTTGTTCTGGTAGACGATCGCCATGTTGTAGCCGTCGCCGCCGTACGCGATGACGCGCGCGTCTGGGTCGATCGGCCACGGCTCGTTGCCGAAGTCGTCGAGGGTCAGCAGCTCGTTGCCGGCGAGGAACTCGGAGACGCTGACCGCGGGCACGTCCTCGGCGATCTGGTCGAGAGCGTCGCGCTGGCGGGCGGGTGCGGCAGGCTCGTCAGCCTCAGGCAGCGCTGAGTCAGGGACGTCAGGCATGTCGAACACCTCGGGAGCGTTGTCCATGCCACGGCGCTCGTTGACCAGGTTCTCGATCTCGATCCACTGCATGTCGATCGCGTTGGCGATCGTCTCCGGGACGTTGTAGTCGCCGTCTGCGTTGATCAGGATCTTGTCGATCCTCTGGCCGACCAGCGTGATCTTCGCGTACAGCGAGTCAAGCTCTGCAGCGTCGGCGGCCGGGTTCTTGAGCTTCTGAGAGTACGACTTGAGCAGCTTCGCGTAGCTGCCCAGCTCGGTCCCGTACGTGCCCTGTCGGCCGCGGCGGAGCTCTGCAGCAATGCTCGACAGGTTGTCAGCTGCGTTGGCGAAGTCGTTGCCCCACTGCTCGAGATTGACGCCAGGCGCAGGCGCCTCGACGCTCTCTGGGGCAGCGTCAGGCTCAGGTGCGGCGGGAGCCTCGTCGACAACAACCTGGTCGCGGATTTCATCCCAGGTGTCGCCACCCTGGTAGTGGTCATCATAGAACTCGCGGATCGCGTCCTCACGACCGGAGAGCTTGACAGCATCACCGTTCGGCCCTGGGATGAGCTCAGCGGTGATACCTGCGTCCTCAGCGTCAGACATGAACTGACTGATCTCGTCTTGATCCTCGAAGAAGGAGTCAAGCTCGACGGTGATCGGCCGCTCGGCGGCTGCCCAGTCGCGGACCGCGGGAGCGTTCTGCTCCTCGATCAGGTCGTCGATCCGGCCAGCCTGCTCATCAACGTCATCGGCAGGCTGCGCGTTGAGCATCGGCTCAAACAGCTGGCCGTCCTTCATCCAACGCTCACGCTGTGCGGGAGTGGGCAGGTCGACGTTCTCGCGAGTCTCCCAGTCGAAGAACCGGTCGCCACGAGCCTCGTCCTGGCGGAGCGCGTCGGCGATCTGCTCGCGGTCGCCAGTTTTGATCGCGTCCTTGACCGCCTGCCCGACGCCAGCCCGTTCAGCGGCCGCCTGAGCCTCCTCCTGTGAGACCGGGACAGGCAGGTTCTCACGGGCAGCGTCAACGCGAGCCTGGCGACGCTGGCGCTCGCCCTCAAGAGCGTCGTCGCGCGCAATCTGGATGTCATCGGCGCTAGGTGCGATGTCCTGCACGATCTCGCGTCGAGCGACGTCTGCGTCACGGCGAGCCTGGGCGGCGTCCTGTGGGTTGTTGAACCCTTGGTACGGGTTGCGCGGGTCGAACCACTTGCCGTTGTGCTTGTTCAGACCAACCATGACCCCGTCATCAGCACGGACGATGCGGCTCCATGTCTCAGCAGCGTTGGCCGAGACCGGCATCTCGGTCCAGCCAACCGGGATGCCCGCGTCACGCGGGTCAGCTGCAGGCAGCTCAGCAGGAATACGTGCCTTCGCGCCATCTGCGGCACCAAGTGGAGTGGCGAACTTCGCGTCCTCCATCCCATTCGGGCCCTTGGCGATACGCCAGGCAGCGGGACGCCGCCGTCGATCGGCTCCGAACTCATCCTTCGGCCGACCAACGATGGCGCCGTCAGGAGTCTTCCACTTCTCCGCCCAGATGCGCTTCTCGCCAGGGCTGAGGCTCTGCTGCTCCCAACCGTCTGGGATGAAGAACCGCTCCATCCCAGCGCGAGCACCAGCGTCACGCGCTCGCTGCAGCTCGCCATCCAGGTCGGCGACGCCGTTTCGCTCAGCTCGTGCCTGCTCACGCAGATCTGGAGCGGCAGGAGCGGCCTCGGCAGGCTCGGCATCGGGGATGCGCGCTTGGACGAAGTCACGCAGAGAGGCCAGCCCGTCTGCGTCCTCGGAGAAGCCGCGGAACGCGTCCGCGTCCTCTGGGCTGGCGTCCAGCAGCTCCTGGTGGATCGCTGCGGCGTCGTCAGCGAGGCGAGCGAGGCTCTCCTTGTCCGTGGAGGCCGGGTCCGAGCCGGACAGCCGCTCAATCAGCGCGTCCCGGCGGGTCGCGTTCGGCGAGTTGTCCGGGACCAGGCGCTTCAGCTCGGCGACGGCCTCATCTGCGGCCTTGCGGAACTCGTCCGCGTCAACCGGGTCGGTCGCCATGTCCTCAGCGGTTGGCGTGACGTGCTTCAGGTCGAGGTGCGCGATCGCGGGAGCCGGGTCGTTCGGGTCGTCCGCGTCGCCAGTCTGCATGCGCGCGGCGAGCGCCTCCTTGATCTCATCCATCTGGACCTTGAGCGCGGGTGCGTCCTGGCCGCCCCGGGAGAACGCGGTGTTGAGCTTGTTCCACTGCTCCTGCAGCTGTGCGTCGGATCGGCTCTCGTACTTGCGGGCGACCGCGGCCTTGCGGAGAGCGGCGGGGTCGGGCAGCGTGGCCTTGATCTTCTCAACCTTCGCGGCCGGGACCTTGACCTGTCGCCCGTCCTCGAGCTTGACGTTCACCTTGCCGTTCGCAACGTCCATGCCGTTCGCGACGCCGTGCAGCCAGCGGAACCCGGGGCCGACGCCCGGCATGTCAACCTTGAAGCGGATCCCGCCGCCCATCTCGATCCACTTGCCGAACCGGTCACGCAGCTGGCGCATCGCGCGCAGCCGGCGCGCCATGCTCGAGTTGCCGTCCGCAACCAGAACCGTGAGCGCGTCGGTCAGGGCGAACAACTGCGGATCCCGCGTGGACCGAGCCAGCGCCCGGTTCAGGTTGAACGCGCGGCGCGGGTCTGCATCACTGTAGAGCGCAGCGGAGGCGATCAACGCACGGACCTCGACCGCGTTCAGCTCGCGCGCCAGGTGCGCAGCGTCCGCCAGGCTGGCGACCAGAGCCGTGCGCCGCGGGTAGAGGTCTGAGTCCTGGCAGGGGCGGTTGGAGGAGAGCGCGGCCAGGTACGCGTCGACGCGCTTGAGCGCCTGCCGCTCACGGAGCATCGGTCCGCCGGAGCGCGACTGCTCGACGCCGCGGACATACACCGTGGCCAGCACGGTCGGGCTCACTCGGGCGCTCGGCCGGGCCTTCGCGTTGTGGACCGCGGCCTTCGCGCGGAGCGCGTTCTTGGCGACCGGTGGAACTCGGACCTCGCTCGCGCTCATCTCAGCAGCTCCTGTGGTGACACGGTGTCGCTTGGCGTTGGTGACGTGGGTGGCGCGGGCGCGGTGGGTGGCGCGAACGGGTCAACGCCCTCGGGGATCACCTCGGCGGGCTCAGCGGGAGTGGCCGGCGTGCCGCCAATCGCCTGCATGATCTCGTCCGGGACCGGGTTCTCCGCGCTGGCCTGGCTCGCCTCGCGCATCGACGCCATCAGCTTCGGCGCGAGCACCTGCAGCATCGCCTCGGTGAACTCAGGAGTGATCGAGCCACGCTCCATGACCAAGCGCTTGGCGAGCTCGTCAGGAGTGGGGACGTCGTCGTCCGTGAACCCGTGCGAGCGACGCCAGGCGTCGTCTGAGACGATGTAGCGGTCGTAGCCGGCGTCCGCATCCTCCGCGCGGTTCGGGCGGGTGGTGACCTCGCTGGGGTCGTACCAGACGACGTACTTCTCGATCTCGGGCTCGTCCACACCCAGCGCACGGAGCATGGGTCGCAGGTACACGTACGTGAGCGCGTCGCAGATCAACAGGGCCAACGGCTCGATGTGAGCCTTGTACAGGGACTCGTCGATCTGCAGAGCGTTCGCGTACTTCACGTTCGCCAGGCCGGTGACGATATCCTTCGGCACGTCCAGGCCCTGCATGATCCGCTCGAGCACTCGGTCCGAGCGGGCAGCCAGCGCCGGGTCGAACGAGCGCTCGAACTTGAACTGCTTGATCTTGTCCGCCAGCTCGGCGGGTCCGCGGATGATCAGCGGCACAACGGCCGCGGCGGAGTCCTCGTCGCTGATCGGCGTGGTCATCGCCTCGATGAGCGCTTCCTCGAACTCGTCCTCGTCGGCGGTGACTGAGGCGGACGCGCCCGCCAAGGCGGCCGCGTCTACTGAGTCGTCGCCCAGCAGGTCAATGTCCGTGGGATCCGGGCTCGCCGAGACCGAGAGGCCGTCCGGCATGTACATCATGCCCGCGTTCAGGCGTGAGCGCGCAGTTGCGCGGAACGTCCGGTTCAGGAGCAGCAGCTCCGCGCAGAGGTCCAGCATCCCGCGCAGGCTCGAGTCGGCCTCGTTCGAGAACCGGGGGTGCTGTCGCCAGATCCGAGCGACGAACGCGTTCTTGGGGAGCAGCTGGATGTCCTGCATCCGCGCATCGCGCGCGGTCTTCACAGAGACGCGGCCGTTCCCGACCACCATCTCGTCGACCGAGCGGATGTCCCAGGACTCATCGACCTTCGGGAACGCAGAGGCGGGGGTCTGCACCAGGTTGCACTCACCGGTCACGCACAGGTTCAGGGCCGCGTCGCGGAGCATGCCGGGCTGGCCGCCGAACGCGGAGCTCAGCCGGACCAGCGCGCCCACCACCATCGCCTCGACCTTGTCGTCCGTGTCCGGGTCGAGCTGGGTCGGCGCCTCGGCCGGGTCGTCGATCCGGGCCGAGTACAGGCGGACGCGGCTCATCACGTTCGCGACCAGCGTGAACGCGTACTTGATCTCGCCGATCGCGTCGTAGTACTCCCACGCTTCGCTCTGCCACTCGTTTCCTGAGCGCGCACGCGCGAGGAGCTCAACCGCGTTCTGGTCGTCCAGGTTGATCCGCCGAGCGGACGCTGTCATTGAGCGGACAGCTGAGTAGGGGAGCGGCTGCTGCACGCGGGTGCCGTCAGGGTTCGTGGGCCGGACGGCCGTACGAGCACGCTGAGAGTTCGAGGCGGGTGACAGGCCAGCGCGTGCTCGACGCGCGGCGACCGCTGCTGGAGTGGTGCTGGGCTCTCCACGCGTGAACATGCCCACTCGCTCACTCCTCCTTCAGTCGTCACTCATCGGCGAGAGCACGGCTGAAAGGGCTACCGGCGCTCGTAGGCGAGGCTCACCACCGCGGACAACGCGAGAGCGCGAAGGACGGGGCGGGCGAGCCGCGGCACCATCATATCGGCCATCACGATGCCCACTGAAGCGTACATGCTCACACAGTGCGGACAGTGCACGAGGTAGCTCAGCTTCGAGTCTTGTGGAGCGCCGAACCGAGCGACAACCTTGTCACGGAGGGGCTCGGTGATCTCGTCCTCGATGACAAGGCGGGTGAGCCGGTACGCGGCGAGCGCCGAGACGGCTGCGTCGAGCGAGTCAGACATCGTGGTCCTCCTCGAAGGAGAGCATGGTCGAGGCGGGGGGCAGGTAGATCCAGAGCGCCGGGCCAGCCTTGATCCGGTGGCCGCCGTCGTCGTAGACGTGCTCAATGGTCGCCTCGGTGGTGCGGCCGAACAGGTCAACGGTGACCGAGTCGCCGGGGCGGTAGGGAAGCGCGTCCTGGTCACTCGGGTCGTGGATCACGATGTAGCCTGCAGGCGGGAGAGCTCCTGCTCAGCCGCGAAGAACGCGCTCGCTCGGCCGGCGTAGTACTCGCTCTCAGTGCGAGACTCGGACAGCTGCTCCTCCTTGTGGGCGGCGACGCCCGAGTCCAGCAGCCACTGGGTGAGCCTGTCCAGGCGGGTGAGCGCCCAGCCCACGTCCTCGGCGACCGAGAGGTCGGCCTCGTACCGCTCCTGCACAGCGTCGCGATCCAGGTGGCGGAGCGGGCGGTCGTGCGGGTCACACATCTGCAATCCCCCAGAGGTATGCGTTCAACTTGTCGACAGTGGCCTGGTACTCGTCGACCTTGCGCTGGTGCCGAAGACGCTCGAGGTCAGCGTCGTTGCGGACGAACCGTATCATCTCACGGAGGTGCGGAGCGCAGGCGGGCCGGTGTACGGGGCCGGTGGTGAAGACCCCGGCCGCCTGCGAGGTGCAGTTTCGAGTTCGGCACTTCTCGGGCACAACGGATGGGGAGAGCGTGTAGAAGTCGGCGTCGCTCATGACGGTACGTCGTTGCAGCCGTGTGAGCAGGAGTCGTCGTGCCCCTCGGTGAGCTGCGGAGTGGCGGTCGGGTCCAAGCAGCCGCAGTGCTCGCAGCACGCGAACGGCCAGGTGGTGACTGGGTCGAACGTGTCCGCGAACGGCTCGGGCTTGACCGGGTAGAACTCGCCGCGCGTGCCGAGGACCAGCCAGTCGCCGCGGTTCGCGGTCATGCGGCCCTCAAGAGTGTCGACGTAGAACGCCGCGTCGCCCGGAGAGGTGGAGCCTGCGGGTGCGGCCTCGGAGGTGAATGCGTAGCTGGCCGAGCCGCCCGAGTTGATGACCCACAGGAACGCCTCCTGGAAGGAGGCCTGGTCGGTGAGCTGGAGAGCCTGGACGCGAACCGGGCGCTTCTGGAACGTGGCGGGCGGTGGCGGAGTCATGGGAGAGCGAGCGTCCTTCCGTCGGAGTACGGGTTGAATGAGCGGAGGCGTGAGCCGCAGCCGCAGCCGGGGTTCCGGCTCCACGCGAGCGTGGTGCCGTTCGCGGTGGTGACGGTGGCGTCCGAGGTGCGGGAGGCGACACCCCGCGGGAGCGTGTTGGGCGGGAGTGGGAGCGCCAGGACCCGCTCAGCGGTTCCGGGGCGGGCGGTTGAGTCGACGAAGACGAAGACGCCGCCGTTGAAGATGATGACCCTCGCCTTGTCGTAGTGGGCAGAGCCCGGGGGGAGATTGGTGTCCGTGGGGATCGTGCGCGAGGTGATCGGCGTGGGCAGGTGCGTGGTGGGGTCGTAGAGCACGGCCGGCGGGAGCGCGATGGTGACGTACGCCGGGAACACGTCCGCGAGCGGGCGGCCGCTCATGCGGGGTCGTCGGGGGCGGGCGGCGCGGCCTCAGCGGCGGCGTCTTGGGGAGTGGCCGGGTGCGGGTTGGTGGCGGCGATGCGCTGCGCTCGCGTGGACATCGCTCGGTGGGAGACGCCGGCCGCACGGGCGAGTGCGGCAACGGTGACGCCGCGGCTGAGCTGAGCGGAGACGATGCTGTCGAGCTCGTCGGAGGCTCGCCGTGAGCGCGACGTCGAGGACGTGCCGGCGCGGACCTTGGCAGCGAGGGGCGCGAGGCGGGCGATCTCGGCGGAGAGGTCGGGAGGGAGCGAGGGTGCAGGAGCGGGAGCGGGAGAGTCTGAGTCGCGAGCGAGGCGGTCTGAGCGGTCTGGGCGAACTCGCTTGTCTGAGCGGCCAGGGGGCGACGGGACCGGGCGGTCTTTGTCCTTGTCCTTGTCCTTGTCCGCGCTTGGGGCAGGAGCGGGGGCAGGGGCGAGGGCGTCGGGGGCGAAGCGACCGGAGGCACGCCGGGCAGCGACCTCCCAGGAGCGGATGGTGCTGCGCGGGAGCGGGGGGTCAAGGGAGACGGAGATCTCCTGGAGAGACCAGCCTGCTGCACGCAGGGCGGTGACGCGCTCACGGAGGGCTGGGGAGTCGGGGTCGGAGGAGAGTGAGGCGAGGTGGGCGACCTCGTCAGGGGGGAGTGGTGTGAGGCGGGAGGAGGAACTGGCGACGCCGGGGGACATGTGGACATCCTATCACGGCGGGGAGGAGTGTACAGGGGAGGACGAGGAGGATGTACAGCAGGAGGAGGGATGATAGGTTAGGGATGAAAGTTGGTTTGGCGAAAGAGAGGGTTGCGCCAGGTGTGCGCGCTCCGCGCTCACGCTTTCTGCTTTTTCTCGCGTGCTCTGCCCTCTGTGCGTGCGCCTGTCCCCGGCCATGGCCACCTGCCCCGGCCTGTGCGCCTGTCCTCGCCTCCCTGTTGCGCCCCCCTGGTCAGCGCCCAGGCGCCTGGCCATCCCTCCTGTCGAGGGTGCCTGCCTGTCCTCGCCCAGCCCTGGCCACCTGCCTGTCCTGCCTGCCCATCTCGTCCCTGCCTGCCTGCCTGCCTGGCCATGCCTGCCTGTGCCTGCCTGCCTGGCCATGCCTGGTCTCCTGCGCCCTGCCTGGTGCCATCGTCCCTGCCCTCGGCCTTGCGCCTGCCTATGCCTGCCATCGCGTCACCCCGCCGAGCTCTGGCCAACCCGCATGCGAGCGCAGCCCACACTTGCCTGCCTCATCGCGCTCGGTCCACGCTCGTCAACCCGCATGCAATCGCGTGCTCGCTCAACTGAGTTGAGTGCACAAGAGATGCGCAATGTGTACCCGCATCCGCATGCAATCACTCAACGTTCGAGTTTCCGCTCAATCGTGCGTGTGAACCCGCGCTCAATCGTCACCCGCATGGATCCGATCAGCGCGTCGCTGACGGACGATGAGCAGTCCGATGACCGCATAGATGACCAGGTCGATCAGGGCAGCGACCGGCAGGATGACCTTCAGCAGCGCGATGACGGCAGCGGCGTACGCGGTGACGTACTCGCCAGCCATGAGAGAGCTCAGCGCTTGGCGGTCCGCGGTACCCGGCCACCCGGCAGGCGCGGGTTGACAGGCACGGCCACCGGGACCGGGACCTCCACGGCCGCCTCAGCCTTCTTGGCGGGCACCTTCTTGGCCGCGGCAGGCTTGGGCTTGGCGGCAGGCTTGCTCTCGTTGTCGGGCATGACCGTACGGTAACACGCGAAAGGCGCCAACCCTCTCGGGCTGGCGCCTCTCGCTCCAACTCAGCGGGCCGCCTGCGCGCTGAGCTGGCCGGCGAGCGCCCTGATGTGCTTGCAGGAGCGGTCGGCGGGGGCCTTGTGCTGGAACTTCCAGGCGGGGCAGCTGCAGTACCAGGAGGCGCCGTTCCGGGCGCGCTTGATCGTGTACTCGGCGCCGTTGGAGCCGGGGACCTTGATCTCGAACTGGGTGGCGGCCATCTGACTGTCCTTTCGTCGTTTACCGGGCTTCCTGCCCGATGTTTCTATTATAACAGGTACATGCTCCGGATGGCAACCCCACTGGGCGGCCAGTTTCTCACCGGACGTGGCGGGAGACGATGGGCCAGCCGTCCCAGCCGTTGACCTCGATGAAGAGCTGCGCCGCGTCGAGCGCGTGGTGCTTGGTCAGCGCCTCGACCTCGAGCTCGAACCGGCCCGTTGAGCTCTGGCAGGTTACCGCGTACTTGGTGAGCTTGAGCTGGGTGATCATCGTGCGTCCCTTCGTCCTTATGATTCCATTATATCAAGCTGGAGCTCCGGTGTACACCCCTGACGCCCGCGAACTCGCTCAAGTTTTCCTGCTCGAGGGCTGTACCAACTCGAGTGAACTTGATATAATGAAACTAGAAGGAAGGACGAAGGGACGGAAGATGAGCGCCAACCGAGTCGGACAAGAGATCGAGAGCCTCGTGGCGAGTGGCATGGACCCCGACCTGGCAGTCAAGACCGCGATCAAGGCAGCGTGTAGGAGGTGGCACCGATGATGACCGCCCTCGCTCTGGCGGGCGTGACCTTCATGGTCTTCTGGTCAATCCGCAGCGAACACAGAAGCTGACACAAGAAAGGCCGCCCAGTTCGGGCGGCCTTTCGCATGTCCAAGATGTACAATAGTCCTATGCCCTGCGTCTACGTCTTGGTGTCGGCAGCAGCACCAGATGTTGTCCGCTACGTCGGGATCACCAGCTACGACTCGCCGGACCGCCGGTTCGCTGCTCACAGGGCAGAAGCCCGACCTGGTGGCACAAGATCACCACTCTACGACTGGATGCGAGACGAAGAGCACGTGCAGGTCCGCGTGGTGAAGGTGACGACGACACAAGACGAGGCAGCACAGCTTGAGCGCGAGATGATCGCTGAACTTCGAGCCAGTGGCGCTAAGCTGTTGAACGTGTCAAGCGGCGGTGAACGAGGCTTCACCTTCGCCCACAGCGACGCTGCGAAGATGAAGATCAGCGTTGCATTGAAAGGCAAGCCAAAGAGTGACGCGTTCCGTGCAAACCTGACTGGCAGAACGCTGAGCCCAGAGACTCGAGCAAAGATCGCTGCTGCGAATCTTGGTAGGCGAAAGCCTCGGCGAACAAGCCCATAAATGAAGAGAAGACCACCCGAAGGTGGCCTCTCCCCTGGGTCGGTCGCTCGGCCCTGAGGCTGTGCGTCGTTTCCCCGACAGACCGGGCCGCCCTGTCCATTCCTCACTGGCTATCCGAGGACCGCCAGCTTGGTGCGCCGAAGCGCAGGGCCGTTCTTGTCTGCCGATGACTCGTTGCCGGGTCATCTATTCGCTACCGCCGAGGCTGCAGCGCGTAGGATGAACTATACACGGTTCATTCTGACTTGTACAGCTCGCGAACCTCGCGCACGATCAGAGCCTTGCCCTCTTGCCGCGACCCCTTATGAAGCTTGCGCCAGGTTCGCATCTTCGACGCGGCGCCCTTGCGCGTGTGACACCAGAACTCGCTGCTCCGGCCGGCGCGGTGATCAAGGTCACGGTTACTCAACGTCTTCCTCCTCGTCCGTGAACGCGTCAGCCATCGTCGGCAGCGTCTGGACCAGCTGTTGGAAGCCCTTGTCGTTGCGCATGTTGCCGATCACCCGGGCCACCGTCGCCATGTCGGGCGTGGCCGAGCACCCGCGGCAGCGGACGAAGTACTGGGGGATCCCGTCGTTCAAGCGTGCCATGCCGAACCAGGTGTGCAGCCCGAGCACGTGCTTGAACCAGACCACCAGCTGGTCTCGCCACTGGAACTCCCACCGGTACGCCAGGTGCCGGCGACGTCCACCCGGATAGCCCACGCACTCAGCGAGCGTGTGGTCAAGCGGGTGGAACTGGCTGAAGTCGATGTTCATATGATCCCTTCGTCTTTTGCGATTACAACCATGTGTGTCGTGTTGCGCGCGCCCCACCGGCGCGTGACCCGGTACACGTGCGTCTTCACCGTGTTCAGTGTCAGCCCGATCTCCTCGGCAATCTCATCCTTGGTCAAGCCCTGGGCCAGGAGCTCGAGGATCTGGACCTCACGAAGTGACGCGCGCCGGTCATCGGGCTCGTCAGGGACGGTGAGCAGCAGCTTGTACCCGGCGATCTCGGCGTTGAGCCGGCTGATCTCAGCGGTGAGCCGCTGGATGGTGATCTCGGCCTCGGGGTCAGACATCAGTGCTGACCCGGGCGTCAACGGCGAACCGGTCGCGTCGCTTGTCGATGGAGTAGTGAGCCCACTCGAGCAGCGCCTCCTCATGTGAGCGAGCGTGGTGAGCGCAGGTGAGGATGTGCTGGTTGTCGCGCACCCACCGAACCCAGGCCTCCGCGCCACAGCGGTCGCACCGGTCGGCGGCGGTCAGCGCCTGGCTGATGACCTGGTCGTTCAGCGTCTCGACCGGCACCGGGTGCCACCTCCCTCGCTCGTCCCGTTCATGGTACTCGCCCTGGAGCGCCCGTCGGAACTCCTCCCAGTCGACGTTGATCTTCTCTCCGGTCACAACACGTTCATCTCCTTTGCCAGCGCGTACGCAGTCTCAGCCCACACCGTGGGCGTGAGATCCTTCGGGCGGTAGCCTCCGGCGCCACCCATGATAACCCTTGCCCCCAGGTCTCGAGCGGCTCTACCGACCATCCTGGCGGCCTCCCGGTACCCTTCAAGCGTGTAGCCAAGGGATGACAACGGGTCGCCCACCACTCCGTCGGCGCCGGCGACCAGCAGGATTGTCGTCACGCCCGGGCGCATGTGGGGAGAGTCAACCGCCTCTTGAACGGCTGCCAGGAACTCGTCGTCACCTGACCCCGGCCCGAGCGCATGGTTGTACACGTTCTCACGTGGGCTGTCAGTCAACCCAGTCCCGGGGAAGATCCCCTTCTCATGGATGCTGAACGTGGTGATGCGTTGGTCAGCGCGGGTCAGTGCCTCGACTCCATCGCCGTGATGCGCATCCCAGTCCAGGTAGAACACGTGCTCGCCGTAGTGAGCCAAGTAGCGAGCCGCGTACGCCATGTCGTTCAGCACGCAGAACCCGCTGGAGTGGTTGAACCCGGCGTGGTGCTTGCCTCCTTGCCAGTGGATCCCCAACTCACCGGGCTTCACCTCGTGCACCAGCTCAGCGGTTCCGTTGAACATGCGAACGGCGAGGGCGCCCAGGTCTGGGCGGTGATCGTCCCAGCCGTTGGTTCCCCACTCGGTGCTGTAGCCCTGGGCCACGCGGCGCACGTAGACGTCGTCGTGCACCCCCAGGGCTACAGCTGTGCGCAGCACGTCGTCGCCGCTGGCAGGCCCAGACACTCGAACCGACGCGGTGCCAGCCAGCTCGAGGAACTGCTTCGTGGCCAGCCGTGAACGGATCCCGTTCGTGGGTCCGCCGAAGTGCCAGCCGTCGTATGCGTCGGTGTGCTTGAGGTGAATGGTCATCCGGTACCCCCGTCATCTGGCGCGTTTCGCACCCACTTGTAGTACTGCTCAGCGATGCCCAGGAGTACCTTGTCGGGCATGGTCGGCTGCGCCTCACGGGCGAGCTCGAGGCAGCGCATCCGGATCTCGGTGCGCTGGACAAGCATCCAGTCCTTCGGGTGGATGTTCGTGCCGGAGGGTGGGTTCATCATCGGAGTTCCTCCCTCATCTCGAGCGCGCGGGCAACCCGGACGACCTTCTCCTCCCACACCCAGAGCAGGTGCTCCAGGTCTCGGGTGGTGACCACCTCGGTGGCTGCTCTCACCTTGGCGTGGAAGTCGATGAGCATCTCCGCGTACTGGTCACGCTCCTCCTCGACTCGGCTGAGCAGCGTGTTGGTGGTGCGGGCCAAGCTGTCGGAGTTTGCCTGGATGATGTCGGCCATGAGCCGCACCCCAGCGCCGTCGTAGCTGTCGGGGCCGTCGGTCACCATGCGATCACCTCCAGCTCGTCGAGCTCGCGGATTGCGCGCTCGAAGTCTCGGTTGCAGAGCACCCACTTGCTGCGCGTCTGCCGAAGGAGCTCGATCGCGTTCTCGGCTGTCCAGCCGGCGCGAATCAGGACCAGTGCCGTGATCAACCCGGACCGGTTCAGCCCGGCCTGGCAGCGGATCAGCACCCGGTCGCCGGCTTCCCAGCGTCGGTGGGCCCAGTTCACCGTCTCGGCCAGCTTGCCCCACTCGGGCAGCTCTTGCGAGTCGTAGAAGCCCCATCGGAGCTCCTCGACCTCCCAGTCGACGGGCCGTGCCCACGCGTACAGCGTGACAACCGCGTCGAACTTGGCCTTGGTGATCTCCCGGTTGCCGTAGTACGTCTTGGCCGGGACGTCGATCGTGTCGTCGTCGTCGGTGCCACCTTGCCAGAGGCCGGGCAGTACCTCGGTCCACAGCTCGTCGGGAACTGTGATCAGTCGTTGGTGTGTGAGTTCTTCGAATGTTGCCATGTCGTGCGTCCTTCCGTCGTTGTTATTATCATTATATCAGGTTTTCGAACATACGTACAACCCGCTAGGCGACGCCCGCGGGTTGTGCGTGATGAGTGAGCTCAGGGTGCCCAGATGGGCGTGTAGTAACCCTCTCCGCTGTAGTCGACGTCGTAGTCGATCTTGTCGGTCGTCGCGCCGCAGTCCTCGCACGTGGCGAGCGTCGGGCCGTGGGTGGGAGTCTCGCCGCTGAACACGACCTCGTCGTGCTCGCACGTGTCCTCGCAGATGCAGTCGCGTGCCCAGTCGCCGCAGCGCGGGCACTTGCCCTCTGGGGTCATTGCCGGTGCCATGTTCGTCCCTTCATCTCGTTCGTCTTTGCGTCCGCCAACTCACCCAGACTTGCTCACCGGGTGGGCCAGGGTTCCCGCCTTCCTTGCCTTGTAGTATCATTATATCAGGTGCTGCTCAAGATGGCAACCCCTCGCGCCTCAGGTGCTGCTCGAGGCGCTCCTCTGCAATGTCCTTGAAGTACCAGTTCGACCGGTACCCACACGAACAGCGCACGCGGTGCGTGTACAAGCTGAACCGCTTGGGGTCTCTGACCGGCTCGCGAACCTCGAGAAGCGTCCTGTGTTCCATGTTCGTCCCTTCGTCGTTTGTAATTCAATTATAACAGGTACGTGCCTGAGAGTACACCCCCGGCCGAGCCCCCTTGGCTTTACGAGGCTCGGACGGGAGTGAGCTGTCAGCTACCAGACCTGCGAGTACGTCACGTACCGGACGCCGGCCCAGCACGTCTTCGTGTTCCAGGCGCGAACCTCGAAGTGGACGTACCGGCCCTCGTCCTCGGAGCCCCAGTACTTCCAGCTGGAGAACGTGACCAGCTTGCTGGTCTTGCCGCGGGGAAGCTCGATGTCCACGTACGCGGTCTCGTCGTCAGGGTTCTCGCGCATCATGAACAGCCGGATCCGGCCGTCCTCAGTCGCGCCAGTCGGGAGCGAGTACGTGATGTTCATGTACACCGTGAAGTCCAGCCGAGCACTAGTGCGCGTGGGCTTCCACCGGGAGTCGTCCAACTGCTTGTAGTAGCTGGTCGGGATGACGAACTTGTCGGTGTTCTTGCCCATGAACTCGTAGTTGAGCCCCATGTCTCTGCTTCCTGTCTACGCGAGAACGGTCAAGCCGAGGGCCTCGGCCTGCTTCGGCCCGACGAAGCTCTTGCCCTTCGGGTCTGGGTTGAGCTTCATCTTCTTCTGATGTGCGCGCACCGCATTGTCGGTTACCGGGCCGTAGTAGCCGTCGGGTGCGACCTTCAGCTTGCGCTGCAGGTCCTTCACGTCGGCGTTGCTCTTGCCGTACTTCAGGTTTGCGATCTTGACGTACACCTTGTGACTGTTGTCTGGGATGTGCTGGCCAGGCAGCGCGAACTTCTTCTGTGCTGGGCGGGGGTGGGGATCCCTGCGCTTGCTGGCCAGGCCGTTCAACCCGTTGTTGTAGTTGATGACCTGCCGGCGCGCGCCGTACGACAGTCCCGGCGTGTCCTTGACGATGCCGTGGATGTGCACGTTCCTGGGCTGGTTCCAGCCGTAGCCAGGTGCCCGGAGCCACGCAGCGACGTTGCGCTTGCGCAGCTCATTCACCAGTCGGAGCGCCTGGGCTCGGGTCATCCCCCTCACCGAGAGGTCGAACGCACCAGCTCCACCGTGGGTGCCAGCACTCAGAGAGCCTCGTGACCACGATCCCTGCACAACCCGGATTGGTACACCGGCCGCCTTTCCGGCGTCGTCCAGGAGGGCCCAGTCGCGTCTCGTGAGGCGCTTCCCGCCTCGCCACACCCGGTCCCATGGGCCCATCAGTTGAAGACCTCGTCCTCACCCATCGGCTCGCCGGGCTCGAAGTCGTCGTCACCCTTGACGTCGGGCGTCACGTACGCTGCCTTGACCAGGTTGGTGCTCACGCCGAACACGCCGGCGAGCAGGGTTGCCCACAGCGGTGCCTGCTGCGCGTTCAAGATGTTGTACCCGACCAGCAGCCCGACGATCGCGAGACCGACGCCGTACAGGGCAGCTCGGCCGACGGACGTGGTGTTCTTGATCGCGGTCAGGTCGGACAGCGCCCACAGGATCGCGGCGATCAGCCCGGCCCACAGCGCGGCCTGGTCCTGAGTCAGCAGGCCGTAGCCGACCAGCAGAGCAAGCACAGCTCCGGTGATCCCGTAGAGCCAGGTCCGCCCGTTGGCGTTGAGAAGCTTGGTGATGTCCATCGTGCCCTCCATCGTTGTGATGTCGAGCAGATCATCTCACCGAAGCGCAGGTGTCGTGAGAGTTTGTGCAGGGAAAAGCAAGAGAGCGGGCAGCTTTCGCCACCCGCCCTCAAGACTGTCTGGCTCTGTGTTTGTCCCAACGCGCTTTACGCGCGCGGTCTCCCGGGTCACCTCTCATTCGTGCTGAACGTTCTTCGCTAGTTTGCGCAACGTATCCACGCATTCGTCCCTTGCGCACCGCATCCTGGAGATTGTCCTTCTGCGTGCCGATGAACAGATGCTGTGGGTTGTAGCAGTCTCGGTTGTCGCAGTGATGGCAGACCTGCTCCGGCATCACCACATCACGACCGAAGGTGACGAACGCGACGGCTACGTAGAGCCTCACCTTCTTGTCCTTCAGCCGACACCCACGCTTCCCGCCACCCAGCCAGCACCCGTTCTCATCCACGTCGAGGATCGGGTAGATCTTCAGCAGATTCTCGAGAGTGTAGGGGAACCAGCACTGTTGGACGTGTCTGCCCATGGGCGTGCGTCTGGTCCGGTAGCCACACCCGTTCGGGCATTCGACTACCGGACCAGTTCCTTGGATCCCATCTGTCATTCAGATCTTCCCTGCGCACACAGGGCCGATGCCATCAGCAATCGACCTCTCGTCAGTTAGAGTGCGACCACAACGCACACAAGTTCCGTACAACGCTCCCCAGGCTTTCGCCTCCTCGAGCGTCATCTTCTGCTCGGGCATGAGCCCACGCAGCGCGCCCGGCGCGTAGATGAACTCGGCGTTCCCGCCGAACTCAGCCGGCGGCACCAGCTTCTTCGCGTACACGTGGCCGGAGCCGTGGACCGCCTTCTGCACCTTGTAGATCGTCCCGTCAGCGGTCTTGTACATTCCCGGGTCCAGCTCGACGCGCCCGGGCCGGGGAAGCGCCTCTGCGCGCTTCGCGTTCCGCTTGGCGATCAGCTCGTCGATCACGCCGGACACCAGCATCCGGGTCTGCAGTGCGCCGTCCTCGTGCAGCTTGACGATGAACTGGTTGGCCAGGTCGTCCGAGCCCAGGATCTCCGAGGCCAGGCTCTTGATGAAGCTGAGCTGCTTCTCGGTGGCTGCCAAGATGGTCATGTTCATTTCGTGTCCCTTCGTCGTTGGCTTGATGGTATCATTATATCAGGAGGCCCCGACAAAGCGAACACACCCAGCGGCCAGCTTCAGTCTTCACCCAGCCAAGGTACCGAGCCTCATGCTCAGCCAGCTCGAGGGTGGCGAAGGACTTCCTCACGCAGGCGAATCCCTCGGCCCACAGGTCCAGGCCACACCCCCCGCACGAAAGTGTGACCACGCTCGCCTCCCCAGCCGTTTCAATGGTACGGCCGGGGAGGAGAGAACTCGAGCGATCAGGCGAGCGCGGGATCGTCCACGTCGACCATGAAATACTCGACCACGTCCATGAGGTCGCTGCCCTCGATGTCCGCGCCGTCTGGAGTAGTCTCCAGACGACGCAGGTAGCCCAGGTGGTCGAACCCGTTCTGGTACGGGTCGGCGAGCGCGTACGTGAGCACCATCTTGAGCTCGGTCCGCAGCGCGGGGGTGAGGGTGACTGCCATGTTCGTCCCTTTCGTCGTTGGTGGTTCCTTGCCTTGGTATCATTATATCAAGTTCTGGCCGGACATGACAATGCCCCGGCCGTTTGGCCGGGGCATGTTTGTCAGCGGCATTCTCCTGCGTGGACGAGCCAGCAGGCTGCGCAGGCGGTCGGGCCAGTGTGGGCTTGGACGGCTGCGCGGGGCTGGGCAATGCCCAGAACCTGTGAGCGGGTCGAGACGGCGTAGTAGGTGCGGCCGAGTCGGCGGGCGATTTCGGCGATTGAGAGGCCGTGCGAGCGAAGCTGGATGAGCAGGCTGTCGTCGCGGGAGGTCCACTCATCGGCGTGATGGTTGGCGGCGGGCAGAGTTGCGGCTTGCTGAACGAGCTGCCAGGTATTCACCTGAGTTGTCCCTTCGTCGTTTTTCTCGAAACTCGAACTCGAATCTCGAGCTTTCGCTTTTTCTTGCTCTCTGTTTTTTTATCAAGCTGCGTTGTTAGTTCTATTATAACAGGTGCACTCAAGCTTGTACAGCCCTCGGGCATGCAGAACCCCGCCGGGGACGAAAGGGACAGTAACGACCCGGCGGGGTCTGCGGTCAGGGGAGCGCGATCGTCAGAAGGCGCCGATCTCACTGGAGAATGCGTCGAGGTCCATAGCAGCCTGGGCGATCTCGGTAGCCTTGTTGTAGAACTCACGGGAGTTCTCCAGCACCGCGACGAACTCAGTTGCGCCGCTCTTGATCTCGACCTGCGCCTTCTCGCACCACATCCCACTCAGCTCGACCAGCTCGCTCGCGACTGCGACAAGCAGGTCGGTGAGTTGATCTTCGCGGAGCGTCTCCACCAGCTCCTGGACGTCGATAAGCTCTTGCATGATTGTGTCCTTTCGTCGTTTCCCCGTAGTTCGATTATATCAGGATTCCACGATGTAGTCGACCATGGAGTCGGAGTAGATCGCGTAGGTGCGGTCGTAGTAGTTGGCGATGACCTTGAGCGGCAGGTGCTTCTCGCAGGTGAGCCGGATGACCGGCCAGTCGCCCATCTTCTCGACCGGCTCGAGCTCGCGAGCGTCGACCTTGACGTCGAAGTCGCGGAGTCCGAACGATTCGATCGCTGACTCGACGTCAACCTGCGCCGGATCGATCTCGAGGTCTAGAGTGAACATTTCGTGTCCCTTCGTCGTTTTGTCCTTGTAGTATCATTATATCAGGTATCTTGGCGCTTGAACACCTCTCTCATGTGCCCGAGCACCGCGCTGAAGCCAGTCACCGTGAGGATGAACACTCCAACTGCGATGATCCCGAGCCAGAACTTCTCCTCGCCGGTCACGCGGTCTCCTCGTAGGCCAGGCACCACCGTAGGTGCGTCAAGATCACTCGCGCGCTCCCGTCACGGCGGATGAGCAGCGTCTTCAGAAGTGCGATCACCTCATCGGGGATCTCGCCGACGACTGTGCGGTAGATGCTCAAAAGCTCTGTGCTCTCATGCAGCTCATCCAGCGTGAGCCGCTCCTCGCTCGACCACAGGGGCATCATCGGCGGCTGGTTGTCGTCGGACATCGGGTTCCTCACGTTGTGGTGTTTTGTCCATCCTAGGTCCATCATTGCACCCCATTGAGCACGGGATGTGATGACCCAGCTGGTCACCCTCGACGCAGAAGCAGTGTTCGCAGCATGGGAACAGCGTGTCCGGTCCGTCACTCATCACTCTCACCTCTCATCGTCAGGTCGTCTAGCACTCCCATCACGCGAACCGCGACGGTGAGGAATCCGATGACCACGACAGCGAGCGCCTTCTTGAAGATCATGGCGTTCACTGTACTCTGCTCTTGAGTGCCCAGTGGGAGTAGTACTTGTCCCACGACTCACCGGTGCTCTGCCCCGTGAAGCGCTGGCCGCAGTTGCACGTCACAACACCCCTCTCAGCTCGAGCGACCCCGTGTGGGTCGAGTTGCTCAGCGGTGCGCGACGCGCGTTTCCGAGTCATCTAGGCACCTCTCCCCAGCGCTTGACGAGAGTGACGACGCTGTCGTCAGGGTAGATACGCACCCTAGTGCTGTTCCACAAGACGTAGAAGACTGCGCCAGGAGCGATCTCGCGTAGCTCGAGATACGTCTCGAGTGCGACTGGGATGAAGTTGGAGATCGTGCCGTACCACGAGTCCGGCTTGATCGTGAACTCGACGGAGACGCAGACCTTGTCTGCCGTAGCAACCATCACTTCACCTCCAGCGCGTCTTGAAGATCTAGGTCGTAGACGAACACCGTCTCGCCCTTGACGGTGACGTAGAGCGACGCGGCGTTGCCGTAGCACATCGCGTACACGCGGCGGAAGCGCTCCGTCGGGCTGTCGCTGTACAGGCGGACCCAGTAGCGAGTCGGGATCTTGGCGCCGTAGCCGCTGGCGGTCCGGCCGTACGCTGGAGCGCTGTCGTCAGCCTTCGCGGCTCGGACGGTGTCGTAGGTCACCATCACTCCGTCTCCTTTGGGTAGCCCATGAGGTCGAGCAGGTTGTTGAACCGCTCTCTGGAGCTTGTCATGGCTTCGTCGACAGCTGCCATGTCGCCGGCAAGTGCCGCGTCGGCAGCTGCGTCAAGCCCGTCGTTGATCGCGTTCCACTCGTCCATGATGCTCATCACTTCCACCCCTCTGCGATCCAGGCGCGACGCGCAGCGTTGCGAGCGCGCTTGCGCTTCACGCCCACGCGCTTCGCGTTGGCGTGACGCTGAGCCGCGGCGCTGCGCCGGAGCTCCTGCGTGCGGCGGATCTGCTCTGGCGAGGCAGCCACCGCGATGACCGTGATGCTCATGATGTGTCCCTTCGTCGTTTGTTGACATGTTCATTATATCAGGATGGACGGGCCGCGCGTTCGGCGGCCCGCCCTCCTGGCTGATCAGCCTTGCGCGTCCATGACCCAGCTGAACAGTGCGTCGCGCAGTCCCTCGTAGTCGCGGAATGACCCGTCCATGTCGAGGCGGCTGGTCGTCCAGTTCTCAGCGGCGGCGAGGACGTCGGAGTCGGTGAGGATGGGCAGCTCCTCCTGGAGCTCCTCCATGAGGTCCATGTTCCGCTCGGCGGCCATCTTGAGCTCGGTCGCGGCGAGCATGAACCGATCCATCGGGGCCAGCGGGGTGGGCTTGGTCTGCATGATGTGTCCCTTCGTCGTTGGTTTCCTTGCCTTGTAGTTCTATTATAACAGGCAGGGCCGCAGGATGTAACCCCCTGCGGCCCTACTTGCTCAGCTTTCTTCGATCAGCTCGTCCTTGGCCCACTCAGCCTGCTCGAGATCGTCTGACCAGTAGCGGTCCACGACTGTCTCGAGGTCCTTCCGACTGTCCGAGGCAAACCGCACCAGCGGCCACCCGCCCCCGGGGCCCTGCATCGTCACGACTGACGGGACCACCCGCAACCCGCGGGTCAGCTCGTCCACGCCCTGCTTGAATGGAAACTCATCATCGAATGCGATGTCCAGCTGGATTGAGTACCTCATCGTTCGTCCCTTCGTCCAGGCTCCCTGCCTGATAGATTCATTATATCAGGCAGGGAGCCTCGGAGTACACTCAGCGGATCAGCTTTCCGTCCCGCGCCTCGCGGAACATCCGGCCCATCGCGCGGAGGTCGAGCTGCATGTCGCGCCACGTGTAGTCGGGGTACTTGGCCTGCACAGCCTCGAGCGCACGCTGGCCAACGATCTCGAGCAGCGAGGCCTTGTTGAAGCCGTAGGAGCGCTTCGGGTAGAAGTTCAGCCCAGCCATGGGGTTGCCCTCCGAGCCCACCACCATGGAGGCTGCCTTGCACGGACGCTCCCAGTGGTCGTACGGGTAGCTGTTCTCCCACTGGCCGTCGCTGACCTGGCCGCTCATCTCCTCGTCCCAGAGGATCTTCTGCTGCTGGTTCTCCCAGACGATCTTGTCGTACATCTTCTGTCCTTTCGTCGTTTCCCCGTTAGAATCATTATATCAGGATTGAAGCATGAGGCAACCCCGGGGCCGAAGCCCCGGGGCTCGGGCTCAGCACCAGCGGAACCCGTTCCAATGCATCTTGACCAGCTTCCCGAACCGGCAGTACGGGCAGGTCATGCTATGCCCGTTTCCGATCGAGATCCCGTCCTTCTTCGTGAACCCCGCGTGTCCGCAGTGCCCGCAGGAGTACTGGACTGGGTAGCGCTTCCGAGCGTCCATCTTCGTGTCCCTTCGTCGTTTCCGTGCCTTGGTATCATTATATCAGGCATCGCTCCGGATGTACACTGTACGCTGCCCGCGGCGGGGGCCAGGCTGCCCACCGACCGAGACGGGGCGGGGGTTCGGCCAGACCCGCGGGTCCGCGCCCTCGCGGTCCATTCCCGCGAACTCACGGGCCTCCTCCCAGCGGTAGTCGAAGTACTTGACCGTACGCCCGTCCGATGCGTAGACGGTCCCCAGCATGCACTCCCACATCGCGATCCGGTGCTTGAGCGTCGGCTTCATGGCCCGCGATCCGGCGTACGGCCCGTGGGTCCAGATCTTGGCTGGCATCTGCTTGTCCTTTCGTCGTTGTTGGTATCATTATATCAGGTGCCAACCGGAGCTGTAAACACGAAGAAGCCCGACCCCGAAGGGCCGGGCTCCTGCGCTGGGGATCAGGCGGTGGCTGCCTCGGCCTCCGCGAATGCGGGGATCACGTACCCCTCGCTCCGCATCTTGTTCGTGATCTCGCGCGCCTCGCGAGTGGTGCCGACGACCTCACGCCCGCCGCTTCGCGTATCGAGGACCATCCAGGACTTGGAGGTCAGGCTGCGGTAGACCACCGCGCCGACGCGCTTGCGAGTGTAGGCCGGGCGCCAGTCGGCCATGTGGGGCGCCACGAACTTCGGGGTCTCAATCCGGGTCCAGGGCACGAAGTGTCCGGGGCTGAGCGGACTGGTGACCGCGATCACGGCGCCAGTGGCCTCGTGCACGACCTCGAGCTCGATGCCCTCCTCGGTGGAGAGCTCCTGCGCCTTGTCGACCAGCGGGAGGACCTCTTCGCCGGTCTCGCGAACGATCTCGCCGTCTGCGATCTTCTGGATGAGCTTGTACACTTTCGTGTCCTTTCGTCGTTACCAGGCTCCCTGCCTGATAGATCTATTATATCGGGTCTTCAGTGCGTTGTACAGCCCAGAGTCGGGCTAGTTTCTCAGATCAAGCCAAGCTCCTGAGCGAACCCGCGCTGGATGTTGACGGTCTCGGTCTTGACGTCGTTGTCCAGCCGCACGAGCCACGCCTCGAGCTCGAGCTTGGTGGTCGCCACGTACTGCTTGCGTCGGAGCTGCTCTTGGAGCAGCCAGAGCTCGTTCTTCGCCTCATCGACCGCATCCTTCTGCACGTCGAGTCGATCCCGCTCGACGCGGGGCACGTTGACTGTGATGTGGAGTCGGCTGTCGTAGTTGTCTGCAGCCATGTGAGAGACTGTCGTCGGGTTCGCGGCCAGCTTCGTGAAGAGAGCGAGCCGTGCCTCTCCGTACTCCTTCGCGAGAGTGGCGTACTTCTCCCGTGCTGTCTCCACAGTCGGTGGCAGCGCGACGTCGGCGGCCAGCCTCTTGGCGATCGCCTCTCGGAGGTCTGTCTTCTTCACGTACACGGTGTGTCCTTTCGTCGTTGGTTGGTGGTGCCTTGCAAGTTCATTATATCAGGTTCGATCAGCGGAAGACACCGGTTCGCCGCATCAACTCTGCCCGCACCTCTGAAGTGCAGTCCCAAGCGACGGCCTCAACGATGTCCGCGTACCCGGCCTCGACGGCGTCCTCACCCATGTCGGCCCGCACGTCCTCCTCCGCACTCTCAAGTGCAGCGAACGCCTTCTCGATCGTGTCGTACTCCTTCATCGTCTGTCCCTTCGTCTCTGTGTCCCCGTAAGTCCATTATATCAGGCTGATGCCCTCAGCCCGCACCCACTTGGCACAGTCGGGGCAGTAGTCCTTCCGGTTGACGCGACCTCCGCCAACGCGCCAGCCTGCGGCCTCGGCCTCCTTCCGCGCCAGCTCCGGCGAGCCCTTCGCGATGAACCTGGTGGTGCAGCGGTCGCATTTGACGGTGGTCTCAACGCTCATCGGTCATCCCATCCGAACGCTCCAGTGCGTGATGATGTGCCGGTTGCGTCCGCGCGGTCCAGCCGCTGGACGTCGATGCCGTCCTTCTCGGCCTCCGCTCGAGTTCCGATCCACGCGTCGGTGTGCCAGAGCGTGCGTGCGACGTACCAGTCGACGTCACGCTCCGGCTTGATGATCATGCACGTCGCGTACGCTGTGCGCCTGAGCGAGCTGCTCATCCCTTTTCATCTTCCTTAAGCTCGAACAGCTTGGCGAATGCCGCGGCGCGCTCGCGCTCCCGTTGAGCGATCGCTTCGTCGTACGCCTTCCGCTCGACTCCACTGTTGATGCGTTCTCGAAGGTAGTCTCCGAAGGTTCGCCCGCAGGCGCAGGGCTGCTCGTGGAAAAACACACACTCGCTGGTTGGGTGTCTCTTGCTGCTCATCGCCTCCGACCTCCGCATCCGGCGTGCCCGCACCCACCGCAGAATCCTCCGCGCGAGCACTCGCACCCGCAGGGCCTGACGTCTTGTCCTCGTCCGTAGCTCATGTTCTGTCCCTTCGTCCGTCCCCGTAGTTCAATTATATCAGGATCGGCATCGCGAAGCATGTCGGGCGTCACAAGCTTGCCGCGCGCCATTGCGTCGATCACTCGGTTGAAGTTCACCGCCACGCACACTCCTCCACGGAGTACCCAGCGTCGACACAGTGCTGCGTGGCCGCACGGTCGTTCGCGACCACGTACGCGACCAGCGCGATGACCGCGACAATCAGAGCAAGCAGTGGCCAGAGTGACTCGCCCTCGCGCTCCATCAGGCGTCCATCTGAACTCGGTCGAGCTTGCTCCAGCCGAGCCGCGAGCTGTACGCCCACGGAGCGCCCAGGTGGTCTCCCCGGCTGTTGTACTTGCGCAGGTACGCGGTCGCAGGCCCGAACAGCTCGACCTTGCGCTTCGCGTCCTCGATGTTCTTCGCGAACACTGTGGCCCGGCGGAAGTCTCCGTCGGGCATTGTCATCGATACTGTGTAGTCTCGCATGTTCGTCCCTTCGTCGTTGGTAATACCATTATATCAGGTATCTACTGAAGTGAACACCACCACGCCGTCCTCTTTGCACTCAAGCTCCCAGAGCTTCCGCCACGAGTTCGGTGCGAACGCGATGATGCGGAGCGTACCGTTCTTGTCGAGCGTGATGCCCGCACCCCAGAACATCATCGAGTTATCGCCGTGAATCTTCTTCGAGTGGTAGACTCGGTCCATCCATGCGTCGGAGATCTTCTTGCGCCGCGTCATGAGCTTGTCGTAGTCGTCAGTCATCACTTCCTCTTCCGTCGTAGCCGGCACTGCTTCTGTGCAAAGCCGATCCCGATGCCGATGATCACGCCGATGACGACGGACGTCCAGTCCCAGCTCATGCCATGTCCCGAGAGTTGAGCAGGGAGTCTACGTACGTGCTGTAGTCGATCAGCGTGACCGTTCCGTCGTCGTTGACCCGCATGAAGACCTTGAACTCGAAGCCGTTCGCAATCAAGTGATCGCAGGCCGACTGTACGCTGGGCTTGATGAAGTCCGGATCATAGGCGCTCACGGCGTCACCGTGTCCTGATCCTCGCGGTCCTTCAGGAGCAGGATGACCACGCCCCACGTCACCTCGGAGCTGACGTGCACGCCGGCCTTGTGCTCGAACATGCGCCGCAGGCTGTCGCCCATGCCAAGCGCGTCCTCGAGCGTGATGTCGTTCGCGATGAGCTGGCCCGCAAGCTTGAGGGCCTTCTTCATCTGAGCGTGAGCCTTGTACGCGTCGCTCGGAACCCAGCTGTCGTGCAGCGGGCTAACCGCAACCTCTGTCATGGTCTGTCCTTTCGTCGTTGTATGTTCATTATATCAGGATTGGTCAGGCGGTGGCACCCTGACGGTGACAGGCCGAGGCGTCCGCAGCCACGTCAGATGACCAAGAGGCTTTGCCTCTTGGTCCCCCTTCGGTGGCTTGAACTGCGCGACGTATTGCGGATAGCACCGTGCCGGCGTGCACCGCTCATCACACTGGTCGAGTCGGATGTGGGTGGTGGTGGAGGTCACGCCTTGACCACCTCCACCTTGCTCGCGTGCACCGCAGTGACCATGTGGATCGGAGCAGTCACGTAGCGGTTGTCGTCTCCGCCGAGCTTGGCGACCTTGATCTTGCCGCTCTTGACGGTGGCGATGACCACGTAGTACTCGCCGCGCCCGTCGAGCGTGCACACCGTGCCGAGCGTGAGCTCGTGGTACGCCTCGCCCTGCTCGCGGATGGAAGCCAGGTACGCTCGACTCGCGATCTCCTTCTCCTCAACGGTTGGCTCCTCGAGGTGCCGGAAGGAGCAGACGTAGACCTTGCCGCCGTCGACGAGCGTGACGTGATAGGGACGCGCACCGCGCGTGATCTTGTTGACGTATCCCAGGCCGAGGCCCGTGATCGTGACCGCAGACCCGCTGTAGAGGCTGTATTCGTTGAATGACATGCTGTGTCCTTTCGTCGTTGGTGTAATACCATTATATCAGGAAACATGGTGGCTGGCACGCCGCAGGGCATGTCACCGCAGGTGAAAGGTTTCCCCGCTCTCTACCCTTAGCTCCGCACTCGGGTGAAGAAGGCTGCGCAAGAAACCCCGGCGTGCGGTGACCTTGACGACGTGCCAGCTGGTCTCATCTCTCGTTGCGGGCCGAGGCCCTCTCGATTGCAGCGGCGGCAGCCTTCCCGACGGCGAGTGCCGCGTCCGCGGGGGACAGGGCTTCGTCGACGATCGTGGCGCCGAGCTTCGTGTATGCGTCTCCGTACTCGATGCCACCGTACCCCATGATCAGGACTGCGACTCCAGCGTCCGTCAGGCGCTTGATCCACTTCCGAGCCGCGTGGGTCTGTGGGCCGGTGTAGTACATGTCGCTCGAGATGACGAGCAGTCGCGCGCCGGACCCGTGCAACAGGTTGAGCGTCCCGTCCAAGGCCTTGAACGCTTGGTCGAACGACTCCGTTCCGTCCGGCGCGGAGTAGACCCGCACGTCCGGCTGGTACTCACCAGGCCGCAACGTCGCGAACACGCTGTTGCCGTAGTACACCTGCGCCACCTTGGCGCCAATCCTCCGGGAGGCCTCGGCGAACACCCAGGCCAGGACGCCCATGGGCTCCATCGCCGCGTACATCGACCCGGAGATGTCACACATCACGCCGATCTGGAGCGTCGGGTCGTCGACGTGCTTCCGGTGCTTCGCTCGCCACGGCTCAGCGGTCTGCATCGCGCCGCGTGCCCGCTCAGCTCCGGCCTGGACCATCGCCCGCGAGCGCAGCCGTCCCGGCGGGAGCACAGACGCGACGTCCGTGACGAGCCGCTCCTGGTACCGGGCCCGCTCCAGCAGCTGCGCCACCTTCACCGCAGCAGCCCGCTCCGGACCGCTAGCCTTGCGTGTCTCGACCAGGCGAGACGACGTTGCGCCGCTTCCCGGGCCGGTGCCCTTGCCGAACACCTTGGCTGCCGTGCCCTTGTGGTCACGCTCCTCCGCGGCGTCCTTGCCGCGCGCCGCAACTTGGTCGGCCCAGTCGCGTGCCTCCTGCTCGTCGGCGATCGCACCAAGCGCCTCGATCTCCGCAACGTCTGCGGCCTCACTGAGAGCGTCCGCAAGTGCTTGAGCAAGTTCCTCGCTGATGGCCATGCCACCCTCGTTCTCCTCGCCCTCGTCGCCGACTCCGCCGGACTCACCCTCTTCGCTCGGCTCTCCGCCGCTCCCGCCGGTACCCGTGCCGGTGCCACCAGGCTCGCCCTTGCGCTTGGTCGGGTCGGGGATCATCTCGCTCTCAACCAGGAGGTCGATCCACTCCTGCGCCAGCTCGGTCATGTTGCCGAGCGTGCCGTCCTCGCGGATCGCCTGCGCTCGGATCCAGATGCTCCGGAACTTAGCGAGCAGCTCGTCGCCGAACAACTGCTCGAAGACGTCCCGCAGCGCGGAGACGTCTGAGCTCTCGAGCACGCCGGCGTCGATCCGGCCCAGCGTGAGCTGAGCGTTCAAGCTCATGCTCAGCGGGTTGAGGTCCTTGCTCGCCACTCCCTCGAGCAGTGCCGGCATGTCCCGGATGACGAGCTTGACCGCGGTTGCGCGCAGGTACTCTCGCATCTTCGGGTAGTGCTTGAGGCCAAGCCCCTCGATCCGGGTCTCCTCCAGGTTGACCACGATCTCGGCGATCAGTCGTGAGTTCTCCTTGTAGAGCGTCGGGATGTCCCAGAGCGAGTGACGCGCGTGCATCGCCTCGTGGAACAGCGCGCCAACCAGGACCGGGTTCTCCTCGCGGATGACCACGCCGTCCGTGTCCACGCCGGCGATGCCCTTCAGCTCGTTGGGCTTGATCTTCTCGTGACACGCGACCGCGACGTTGACCTCCATCTCGGCAAGCCCCGGGTTGAAGCAGGCCGGGACGTCTCCGCCCGCGCCGGGGCCGACGTACGCGATGATGTCCTCGCGCCGGGCCCACTTGTTCACGAGTGAGGCGAGCTCCACGCCGATCGGTAGCCACTCGGGCGGCGTCGCCTCAGCCTTGGTCTCCTTGTGCTCGAAGTGTGCTGGCATGCTTGTCCCTTCGTCGTTGGTGTATTTAGATTATATCAGGATTGACGTGCACCCGACAGGCAGGGACCAGCGACCCTCACCTGCCTGCCGGGTGGTCATGGGTTTTCGCGTCTCCGCCGCAGACCGTCAGCGATCGCTTGCCTGTGCGCGTCACTTAGCTTTCGTCCTGACCTAGCCGCGCTCATCTTTGCTCGAGCCTCTTCGCTTCGCTTTTGACCTTTGTTTGACTCACTGATTTGACGCTTCACCTCTTCTGAATGCTTACGCCCAGTGCCCGCCTTGCTGAGCTTTTGTTTATGCTCATCTGAAAGTTTGCGCCCTGCGTTGACACCTTTCAACACCTCGCGAAGATGTTGCTTCGTCTCCTCGGTGTGCTTGTGCCCTGGACGACCGGTGAGAGATGCGCTGATCTTTTGGCGCACGTCCTCTCGCTTTGACGGGTTACCGTCACCACTGAACCGCTCACGTTGTCGCTGCTTGAACTCCTCAGTGTGGGGGTGAGAGTTCCCTCGGTTTGCGTCTCCGATCTTGCGTCGTGTCTCATCAGACGGTACCCACCCAAGCGAGCCTTCTCCACCACCAGTCTTGTTGAAGAGACTGCAACTGTCTTTGAGCATCGCGATGACAATTCGCTCAGTCTTACGTGACTCCTTGAATGTCAATGCCGACTCAAGCGTGAGCGCTTCAATGCTGTACCCTGCTGCAGTTTCGTCTTGAAGCCATTCATGTAGTGGTGTTGACGGACGGCTCGCGTGCCACAGATGCATCGTGAGGCGAGATGTCGGTGTTTCACCTTTTGTCGCACCGATGTATCGGATTTCAGACTTGTCGCGTGTTGACACAAGAGCGTAGACGCATGCCATAGCATGAACCGTATCAGGTCAGCACGTCAGCTATGTCAGATCAAAGCTTTAGCGCATTGACAGGCTCTCCAGTAGCCCTCACCAAGACGTCTTGTACTACCGGCCGGTCCATCTCGCTAGCCACCGCAACCAGGTTGTTGAGCGCGAACTGCGTGCCGAACACCTTCTCGTTGTCCCGGAAGGCCAGGAGCTCGCGGAGCTGCGGCGCCCAGGAGACCTCGCCGCTCGTCATCTTCTTGCTCAGGTTCTGCGCCGCGGTGACAACCTTGCTGCTCACACCAAGCTTGCGGGCCAGAGCGTAGTCGGTCGTGACCTCGAACTGGGTCACGAACCGCGAGACCAGAGCCTCGGACATGCGAGCACCGGGAGCGTGCGGGTTGCAGGCCGCGACCACGTAGAAGCCGGGCTTGGCCTTGACCACGCCACGCTCCGGGTTGGCCGTGATCCGGATCTCACCGCGACCGTCCATCGTGCCGTACAGGCCGGCAAGCGCCTTCGGGTCGATGAGAGCGATCTCGTCGACGTACAGCGGCCGCCCCTCCTCCATCGCTCGGATCAGCGGGCCGTCAACCCACTCGAACTCTCCGCCGGGGAGCTGGACGTAGGAGCCGATGAAGTCCGAGAACTCGGTGTCACCCGAGCCCTGCACCACGTAGACCGGGCTCCACTCTCCGACCTCGTCCTGCGCGCAGAACGCCGCCTCGATGAGCGCCGTCTTGCCCGTGCCGGCCTCACCGTACAGGAGCACGGAGAGCTTGTTCTCCCGGCACTTGCGGAGCACGTCCACGTCGAGCAGGTCGCCCAGCAGCTTCCGTGTGTGATAGAGCGAGCCGTTGGGCCGCAGGATCGTCTCCGGGCCGGCGGCCACAACAGGCGCGCCAACCAACACGGGCGGCTTGGGTACCCGTGCCGCTCGCCCGTTCAGACGGCCGCCCGGCTCGACCATCGCGCTCAGCCGGTCGAGGCTGGCGGAGGTGGCCTCCGTGTCTGAGGCGACCCGCTTCAGGCCGCTCATGATCTCGTCGACCAGGTCGGCCGGCGTCTTCTCTACTGTTGCCATCGTGTGTCCCTTCGTCTCTACTGTGTGGATGTGTGGATGTTCTTCTGAGACCAACCGTGCCGTTGCCCACAGGCCTTCCCACGTCTTGATCTCGTCAACCCAGCCGCCCCAAGCTTTGGCGCCCTTGATTGATTCCATTATATCAGGAAGTGAGCTCGGGTGCAAGAAGCCGGGTAAGCTCGCGGAGCACGTCAGCCGGCTCAGCCGCGGGCGTGACCAGCTTCCGGTGAGTGAGCACTCGCTTGATCCGGGTCAGGACCGGGTACGGAGTCTTGTATGCGTGCTCCCGGACCTCGGCAGCGGTGCACTCGACCACGATCGGAGACTCCCACTCCCACTGCTTGCCCTCGGGGTTCCGCTGGTTCTGGCGGTAGTGGCCGCCAAGCGTGTTCACGACCTGGTTGATCGCGATCTCGGAGCGGTCCGCTCGCTTGAACTGATCACTGAGCGCCGGGTTCTTGGTTCCACGCCACACCGGGCGCGCGCCCTCCTTGTCGATGTAGCGTGTCCACACGTTGACTGGCATCACGTCGGTCGCCGGCATGACGATCCACTCGCGGTAGTTGTGCTCGCTCCGCTTGTGGACCAGGTACAGAGCGTAGTACTTGCGCTCGACTGGTGTCACCTTCAGTGCGGCCATGCTGTGTCCCTTCGTCGTTTCGTTGTCGTATATTCATTATATCAGGTACGAGGCCGGAAGGAAACACAGGTACGGCCGGCCTCAACACTCGGGCTGGGAGGGACGAGGCGAGGCCGGCCGTACGCCTGTGTGGGCGGTCAGTCCTCGAACGCCGCCCGTGCCCTCGCCAGCTTCGCCCGGAGCGCGTCGACCTCATTCCGAAGCCGAGTGTTCTCCTCCTCGAGCAGGCCGTTCATGGTGCGCAGGTCCTCGAGCTCCGCGGGGTTCGCCGTGATCGAGACCAGGTGGTCGAGGTAGTACGTGATCGCCGA